CTAATATTCAAATTTAGCTTTATATTTCCAATTTTTATTGTCATCCATAGCAACCGAATAAAGAGCTCGCACCCAAATATTCGCACCGTTATCTCTCAATAGCCCTGATAATTTATAAAGGCCATCGTAAATATCATCTGTACCTTGAACAATTTCCTTACTGCCTTCGTTGTTAAAAATAAGTACTGAAATTTTTTCAATACCACTACTCTCATCTCTTTCAACTTCCATTTCTGCAGAAGTCCAAGATTCAGGTGTTGCCATAATTAAGGCGTTAGCTATATCAAAATCTAGCTGCGCTTGCCTTTCCAATATTGAGCTCAAAATTCCCCCTAAATTATTAATTGTTTATATTGAATTGCACTCTCTGGAAAGCTGGAGATTCACCTCTCAGAATTCAAGTAAGTTTCTCTTGCCCGCGTAGGTGCGAGCAGCACGCATGTCGAGACTGAAAATATCAATAACCACCACTAAATCATGCGTACGAATACGCGGGGCTATTCGTACCTACGCGGCCTAAGTGCCTCGTTGCATTTTTTAGTTCAAGTAGAGCATCTATTGCAAGAGAATAACTCCAACCTGGCGAGTTTAGAATTTCCCATGCTGATTGATGATTCTCTTTTTCTAAAGCCAAATGAAAATCACTGACCAAGTCGATTGAGATTTCCTGTTCTCTGGATCGACGTTCAAATCCAGAGTTCCCATGTGTTGTACCTGGACGATTATCCGCCAAATATTTGGGGATGCCAGGTCCGAAAATATCAAGTTTCCGCAATTCAAGAAGGGACTCCTGTTCGAAAGAAGAGGTGGCCTCAAAATTCCAGACTTTGCAAAGTCGTTTGAAGTCTTCCACTATTTCTTCATCGTCAGGTTCTACATAGTCTGTGGCTGATCGCCTTACCAGATAGTAACCAAACTGATTTTCTGTCAATCCTATTTCATATATTTCACTCGCTTCAATGTCGAAGTCTAAAAAGCAAAATTCCTTTTGGAAAACGTTTTGAAGGTACAAACCCGTATATGAACGAGAGCTGTGCCCATTTGCAATTGGCACCAAAGCTGGCGGGAAGCCCATCCCATCCCAAAAGGGAATATTCAAACCAAGAATTGATGAATAGTCGAGGCCTTCTTGTTGGAAGGCGACAATTCTGTGGCACCCTAATTTTTTAAGAATAGATTCGTATGTCATATTTAATCTGGCTTCACCAAATAGCCTGTGTAGGCGCGACTAGTGAAACGTAATCGCACGCATGTCGAAACTAAAAATATCAATAAACATTGCTAGATCCTGCGTACGAATACGCGGGCTACTCGTACCTACGCGGGTTGATATATTTTTTTGGAGGAGATTGTAAGGGCGCCCCCGGTTTTGTGCGGAAACATCAAAATTCAAGTTCCTGCAATCAGAAATTCCTCTAATGAATTAGCGATGACACTATACGTATGTAGCTCATAGTCTTCAGTACATACTTCACCTGATTCGTTATTTATAACCAACAAGATTCCAGTTTCCATAGACATTCCTATCGGTATGTAATCCAATTTACCCTCATGAGCATCCCGATACCCAAGCAACCTCAAAAGGAAGCTTGATTTATAATTTCCGGGAATTATAGGATCTAATTCAAAATACAAGTCCTCTATTTGAATACGTAGGAATCCAAACCACCAAGAATTTAATAGGTCTTTAACTGATTGATGTACTGTTATGCCAGAATTTATCTCCAATTGAATCAAATCAAAATACTCATCCTTAACTCTTGGACGCCAGCGCACAAGTCCATTATTTTCCTTTCCAACAAAAATTCCGTCACTTGCACCAAGCGGAACGCCAATCTGGGGAAGATCCTCATCCTCCATTTCATCGAACCATTTAAAGTATTCACCTAAAGCTTTTTTAATCGTAATTTTAGTCATTTTCAACTCGCTAAACCAATTTTAAAAACAGCTATAATAGTTCAGCAATCTTATCATCCCCTCCCCAAAGTCCTAGCGTCATTTCTATATCTGTTAACCAAGCTGCATATTTATTGTTTGCGCACTTCCCAATAAATGGCATACCTACTACCAGTCTTGGATCGTTAATATACTTCCCAGTAAATCCTTGTAGTCTGGATAGGTATTTTTAAATTCACCTATAGTTTTAAGTGATTTTTAAGTGATTTAAAATTGACCCACGAATTAATTCCAAGTCTGCAATACTAAATCCCAACAAGCTTCGTTCTGCATATCTGATCTCTGGCCCATCTTTGGCAACGCGATCATTCAAACCAAACTGATGCACTCGCGCAATGCGAGCAACCCGCCCAAAAAAGCCCACAGCAATTTGATTTCCATCTGCTTTTACTTTCAGATTGGCATTGTTGCGCAGCTTGGTGAACATGGCGGCCTTCTGCTTTTTGATTCTATCCTTCTTATTGCGCAAATCTTTGCGCGGCTTCCTGGGCGTGTACTGAATTCCTTCAGGCGTCATTTGCGCTTTGATGCGCTGCTGCTGGGACCGTCGCAAATCCTGCGCCACTTTCAAACTTACTTTGCGCCGGTTGGCCGGATCGAGCTGGGCAAGCAGGACGCTTGCCCATTGTTCTAGGGCTTTGAGATCGTCAGCCATTGTCTTGCGCTGGATTAAGTATCTGCCATTCTGCAAGCAGGTTGTCGCCGTTGTAGAGCTGCCAGAATGGTGCTGCATAGTCTGGCGTGGTAGCTATCTCGCCCGCGTGGGTGATATCAAGCTTTGTGCCTGTTTGCTTGATAATGACGCGCTCGGTAATGTCCAGCTCCAGACTGATATCGACGCTATCGTGATTATTGAAGTCAACAATAAAGCGTATGCCCTTATTGCTTTTGTCTTCGTTGCCCAGTAAGTCGCCCTGGTGCACTGTCACCCAGTCCAGCAGTGGCACCATGAGCGTGTCTTCTTCGCCGCCGTAATCGGTCACAATGACATTCAAGACATAGGCATATTCAAAAGACCGTGAGGCCGTGCGCGTGGTGCGCAAGCTGCCTTTGTCAGCGAAGACAAGCAGCTTGTCTGGGTTGCGCTGCAGATCCGGCAAAGCGGCTGTCAGGTGGGCGCGCAGGCTATTTGGTTTGTACATGATTGGTAATGGCCCTGATGGCCTGGTAGCTGTCTATGCAGGCGTTTAGTTGCCTGATGGCGTCGTCACCGTCTGCGGTGATGGCTGCAAGAGCTGCTCCAGCCTCTGGCGTAAGTTCGGCTCGCGCTTGGTCGCTATTGCCGAATCCAGCGGCGGTATTTGTGCCGGTACGGGCGGTGCAAGCTTTGACGGGGATTGACAGGCGCACAGCACCAGTGCGGACATCACTAATAAACTTGTCGCGTCTGTCTTTTTCATCTTGCATTTCCTTTTGGTGAGTGGTGGCGATGGCGGCCAGGCTGCGGGACATGAGCTTTTCATTTTCGCGTGCGGTTGCGCTGGCTTCTGCTTTGTCCTTTGCTATCTGGGCAGTGAGTTTATCTACCTGGTGTATGGCGTCTTTGTATTTGACGACACAGAACAGGACGGCGGCGGCCACGGCCAGGGCTATCCATGGTCGTGGGTCCAGTGCTTTGATGATGTTGAGCATTCGTTCACCTATACGGGTTTGAGGCAGAGTTCACGCTCTGCGGCGCGGCGCTTGGTCAGGCCTGAATACACCACGCCACCGGCTTTGTTCCAATACTGCATCTGATTGCATGCGCCGGTGTAGTCGCCTTTGTTGAGCAAAGTAATCATGGTTGACGGCTTGCCACTTTCCAGCACGCAGAAGCCGTCTTTGACGCCTTTGCGGCCTGGCCCAACATTGAAGACAAAGCTTGTGAAGGCGGCGCGCTGGTTGTCGTTGAGTGGCACTTTCAGACAGCTTTCCATTGATGCCTTGGCTTTGAGCAAGTCTTGTACTGTCATATCATCGCATTGCTCTATGGTGGCAGTCTGGCCCAGCTTGACGCCACCAGTGTGGCCCCGGCAAATGGTGGGGATGCTGACAGGATCAAGGTAAGCGGTTTGCCGTGTGCCTTCAAACAAGACAATCAAGGGCAAGGCTGCAGCAATGCCAGCAGCTATTAGTTTTTGTTTGATATCCGTACTCATGATTGGCTTTTGCCTTTCTGCGCATTGGCGCGCCGGTGCAGCCAGGGCTTTAACATCCTGTCGCGTACAAAAAAAGTGATTTGCAGCACGGTATAAATAATCGTCAGGATGAATACCCATTCATTGAGGGGGATGCCCAGCAAGGTGATTGCACTGATGGCGATAGGTGGCATAGATTTCACTGGTTCCATGTGGTTGTCGTTCATGGTTAGTCCCACAAGTTAATCATTTGCAGCACAGGTGCTGCCGGTGCGCGGTCTGGCAATGTGATTGCCTTGCCCATAGGCAGGAATGCGCCCAGGCTGGTGATGCCAGGATTTAAGGCCAGCACCTGGGCGATGCCTGCAGTGCTGCCCAGGTGCCGCCAGATGAGCAGGTCGAGCGTGTCGTTTTGTTGGGCGCGCACTATCATGGCTATATCAATTCGACGGTGACATGGTGGCGGCCCATCAAGCTGGAGATTGCCCACTGCGCATTCCTGCGTTCGTCATCGGGGCCATTTGCCAGAAAGCTGACCAGCTTTTTATCGTCCAGGGATGAGGCGGTGCTGTCATAGTCTTTGTATCGCTCGATCAGATCCGCTTTGGCGGTGCAATAGACGGCGCGCAGGTAATGGGCAATCAGGACGCTTTGCCGGTTGACCTGGGCGGCTGGTATGGCAGCCAGGCTGGCATGACCAGCGCCCAGGGCTGAGGCTTTCAGCTCTTTGACCTGGTCATTGACAAAGATGATGGCGTCCACCGTGGCCGCGATCAGGCGGGCATCAGTGACGGTGCCGTCCAGCCTGATGGCGTCGCGCATGGCGCTGACATCCAGATCCGGAAAAAATCCATCATTGGTAATGATGTTGTTTGGCTGGCTAGTGCTGGCCGTGCCGCCTGGTGCGTTGGCAATAAATGAGGACATGGGTCTGGATCTACATTGAGTCAATCAAGTGGGCGGTGGGTGGGCTGTCACAGGGTAAATGGCTAGAAATCCCTGATCGGCCCACGCCGCCCGGCGCCGGAGGGTGCCTGGTTACGTAGGTGGGGTGGCTTTCTCTCCACCTTCATCGCCTACGATGTTCTTGAGACGGCGTTCAAGCCGTTCTATGTCTTTTTTAACGCCTATGTTTTGGAACAGGTCCAGGGCGCGGCGCAAGTTGTCCAATGCCTTGCTGGCGGCTTCTTCTGGCAACTGGTCAAAGTCAATGTCACCGTTACCCATCTTGCCTATCTGGGCATAGCCCAGCGCCTTGTACAGCTTGGCGCTGGCCTGGTCTGGTACGTCTGCATTCACGGTCAGCAGTTGCACGGCCCGCAGCGTTTCCACGGCAGCGGCCGGGCTTTCAAATCGGCCTTCGAGATATGCGCCGGGGATTTCGTCCAGCAACAGGGTGGACACATCACGGGCGTACTGGTCAGGCAGACTCAGGTTATGAACCAGGCAGTATTGCGCTATGTCCAGGGCGCGGGCATAGGTGCCAGCGTCTATGTGCCAGACCAGGACTGTGGTTAATACCTGGTCTTGTGCACCGTTGCCGCTCTCCAGTGCGCCGTTTATCCAGTCATCGTATTCAGGCAGAATTTCGCGCTTGAGTTCGATTTTTCGCTGAATAGACTTGATGGCCTTGAGCCTTTGCTTGTCGTTGATGAGCTTGGCAAGCATCAGCTCGTAGGCGTTGCCGGTGAGTTCGCCGCCTTGGTTACTTTGTGCATTGGCCCGCTCGGCGGTGATACGGGCAAAGTGGCGCATGGCCAGGCTGGTGTGTGACATGATCAGGCCACCAGCTCTATATGTTCAATGGCTGCAGCAATGCCGTAATCTTCGACGACATAGGCATCATTCGAGGATTCATAGTTTTCTATGCGGTCACGCTTTGGGTTTTCCATGACCTGGCGACGGCGTGCACCTTCTTGAAAGTAGATAGACAGATTGTCATAGCGCGTAATCAGGATGCTGTTTGCCGGGAAGTAAGGCACTGTTGCCGCCTGCAGGCCACCGATGCGCTTTTGGCTGATGATGATGTCAGATGCCAGGGTTTCGGTTGCTGCCTGATTTTTGTTCACCAGGGGGAAATACTTGTCATGCATGAGCTGGCGGCCGACGATGCAGACTAAACCGGCATCTTCGCGGAACCATGGGTCCAGCAGATTGATGGCGTCATACACGGCGGCGTCAAGGTTGGCGAAGTCGCCACCGGCTCCGATTTTGATTTTGTTGGCGGTGGCACCAGATGCCAGGACACGCTCAGGGGCGTTTTCTCGCATTTGCTGCAGCCAGCCTTTATTTACGTCTTGCAGCAGCGGGTAAGTAGCGATATTGGTATTGGGTGCCACTGCCGTGCCGTTAAAGCCGATGACCATGCGGTCCAGCGCCTGGCGTTTGACGATGACATCACGGATACGGGTTTGGAAGTCGGCAAACTTGGCCCAGGCATCGAGCTTTGCATACGGGATATGCGTATCAAAATCGGTCTTGGCACAGCGGTAGCGATCATTGGACAGGCTGGTTAAATCGCGTGTCTGTCTTTCTGTCTGCGTGGTATCGGTACGGCTGGCGACCGGGCTGGTGATACCGAGGTGCAGCTTTTCGCCTTCCATTTCGGTCACGCCGATGATATTGATTTTGCCTAAGAATTCACTGGATTCTTGTATCTTGGTTTCCAGCTTTTGTTGCACTGTCGGGGCGATGCTAAAGGTCTTGGTGGCGTCATCGACGCCGTTGAGTTCGCTCAGGCGGGCCAGCAGGGAATTGAAGGCCAGGCGGGTATTGTTTCTCATGCGTGCTTACTCCGTGTTTTGTGTGTGTGCGTTGATGTTGTTTTGTTTGCTGTGGCTTGCCGGGTTCAGCAGTCGGTTTGTTCTGTGCCATTGCCGCCTGTAGCTGTTGGCCTGGTGGACTGGTTGCCGGGTTCTTTGTCGAGCTGGGTTTTCAGGCTGTTGAAATTGTCTGTGACGGTTTTGAGGTTCTTTTCCAGCTCGGTGATGCGTTTGTTGGATTCGCTAAAACGCTGTTCCTGGTCTGCGGTGTGTTCCACTACGGTTTCAATTGCCTGACCGAGATCATCAAAGCGGGCATCGTCACCGCCTTTTTTGCTGTTGAATACTTTCAGCAGGTCTTTGACTTTGGCAGCCAGGCTGGTGGTTTCAGTGTTGACTTCTTCAAATTCAAGATTCACTTCGACAGCGGCAGAGAATAGATGCGCAGGGTTAGTCTTGCGGCCTGCAAATGGGTTGGCGCTAGGGTTGCTGGCCGCAAAACTCAATACTTCGGTACCCAGGCTGGCCGGGCTGTCGGTAATGCCCAGGCCGACAAGATAGGCTTCGCCGGTGTCGGCGAATTTGTCGTTAATCTCTACGCTGGTGTAAATCTTCTGTTTGGCTTTGGACAGCGCCACCAGATCAGGGGTAGGTTCGATTTGGGCATACAGGGCCAGTTTTTTGCTGCCGTCTATGGTGACTTCTTCGGCCTTGACGGCTGTTACATCGCCGTAGGCTTTGAAGGGGCTGTCTGGCACGGTGCCGCGTATATGTTCTAACCAGATGCGTGCGCCGTATTTTTGCGGGTCGAAGTTTTTAGCCATTTGTTGAATCCAGCTGCGTTCTATTTTGCGGCCGTCAGTTGTTGCGCCTTCGACTGCAACGCGGAAAAATTTAGATTTGAATTTTTTTGTGCTCATGGTTTTGTGGGGTAGATTGTCGGTTTCAAGAATTGATTTCTGGCTGTGCAGTTGGCATAGTCCGCTCTGTGGGTTTTCCCTTCAATCAGCAAGGAGTTGATAAGATTTATATCAACTTGCCGGGAGTGCCTGCGCGGGCGCGAAGCCCGTAATCTGACGGCATGATTGATCTTGCCGACGAAAATACGTCTGAAACTCTCCCCGAAAACGACACAGAAGCGCCCACAGATGGCGCGACTGTCGCGCCCACTTACGACCTGAAGAAACACGCGCAGGCCTTGTACTGGCAGGGCTGGCGCATTTCATCTATTGCCCGGCATCTGGATATCAAGCGCACCACTGTGCAGAGCTGGTGCGATCGTGAAAAATGGGACGACACCCCGTTCATAGAAAAAATTGAAGCCAGCCTTGAAACACGCCTGGTGCAATTGATTGCCAAGGAGGTCAAGACCGGCGGCGACTTCAAGGAAATTGATTTGCTGATGCGCCAGGCGGTGCAAACAGCGCGGGTGCGGCGCTATGAGGCACCGGGCGGCAATGAGGTGGATTTGAATCCTAAGCTGGCAAATCGCAATGCAGGGCCAAAGAAGAAACCCACGCGCAATGATTATAGTGATGACCAGCGCGACCAGTTGCTAGAGGCCTTCCGCGACTCTCTGTTTGATTATCAAAAGGTATGGCTACGCAATGGGCATGAGCGCACGCGGGTGATTTTGAAGTCGCGCCAGATTGGCGCTACCTGGTACTTTGCGCGTGAGGCTTTGGCTGATGCCATGGAGACCGGGCGCAATCAGATTTTTCTATCTGCGTCTAAAGCGCAGGCGCATGTATTCAAGCAATACATTATCCAGTTTGCCAAGGAGGCGGCGGGCATCGAGCTGGCCGGTGATCCTATTGTGTTGCCGAATGGGGCGCATCTTTATTTTTTGGGTACCAATGCCAGGACGGCGCAGGGTTATCACGGCAATTTCTACTTTGATGAGTTTTTCTGGACGCACAAATTCCAGGAATTGAACAAGGTGGCGTCTGGCATGGCGCTGCATAAGCAATGGCGTAAGACTTATTTTTCTACGCCATCGAGCATCACGCATGAGGCATACCCGTTCTGGACGGGGGAGCTGTTTAACAAACGGCGGCCTAAAAAAGACCAGGTCAATATTGATGTCAGTCACAAGCGGCTTGCGTCTGGCTTTACGGGCGAAGACAAGATGTGGCGACAGATTGTCACTATCTTGGACGCCCAGGCGGGCGGCTGTGATTTGTTTGATATTGACGAGCTGCGCACCTATGAGTACAGCCCGGACCAGTTTGAAAACCTGTTGATGTGTCAGTTTATTGACGATACGGCGTCAGTTTTCCCATTGCAAGAGCTGCAAAAGTGCATGGTGGATGCCTGGGTGGATTGGACAGACTTTAAACCCTTCACCACGCGGCCATACGGTGATAACCCGGTGTGGATAGGGTACGACCCTGCATTCACCGGCGATAGTGCCGGGCTGGTGATACTCGCGCCACCGCGCACGCCAGGCGGCAAGTTCCGGGTGTTGGAGCGTATGCAGTTCAGGGGCATGGACTTTGCGGCCCAGGCTGAACAGATACGGCAATCCACAATTCGCTATCACGTTGCCTTTATTGGCATTGATGCCACTGGCATGGGCGAGGGTGTGCACCAGTTGGTGAAGAACTTTTATCCCAATGTAACCAAGATCAACTATGACCCGGCTGTGAAGAGCCGCATGGTCATCAAGGCCCGCGATGTGATCAGCAAGGGCCGTCTGGAATTTGACGCCGGGGCCACGGATCTGGCGCAGGCATTCATGACGATTAAAAAGACGCTGACGGCCAGCGGTCAGCATGTGACCTATGTGGCAGACCGTAGCGAAGAAACCGGCCATGCAGACCTTGCCTGGGCGTGTATGCATGCGCTTGATCATGAGCCATTAGACGGCGGCATAGGCAGCAATCAATCATTTATGGAGGTGTATTCATGACGAGAAAGAAGAGACGTGGCCCATTCAAGGCGACGTCAGAAGGCCAGGCTGAAGCGGTAGCAGCCTTGCCAGGTGCGGAGGTGTTCAGCTTTGGCGACCCGACGCCGGTATTAGACCGGTCTGAAATTCTGGACTATATCGAGTGCTGGACGAATGGGCGGTATTACGAGCCGCCTATCAGTTGGGACGGCCTGGCTAAGTCTTTCCGCGCAAGTGTGCACCATAGCACTGCAATTTATGTAAAGCGCAATTTGCTGGCGGCCACCTTTGTGCCGCATGCCTTGTTGTCACGCGAGGCGTTTAGCCGGTTTGCGCTGGATTTTTTGGTGTTTGGCAATGCTTATCTGGAAAACCGTAAAAGCCGCACGGGCAAGCCTTTGCAGCTTGAACCTGCGCTGGCCAAGTACATGCGCCGGTGTAGTGATGACTTGAACCAATACGCCTTTGTGCGTGGCTGGCAGGAAGATCATGTATTTGAGTCTGGAGCGATTTTTCATTTGATGGAGCCGGATATTAATCAGGAGGTGTACGGCCTGCCTGAGTATTTGAGTGCTTTGCATTCTGCTTGGTTGAATGAGGCGGCGACGCTGTTCAGGCGCAAGTATTACAAGAACGGCTCACACGCCGGTTTCATCTTGTATATGACCGACCCTGCCCAGAATCAAAGTGATGTGGACAACATGCGCCAGGCGCTGCGCGATAGCAAGGGACCGGGCAATTTCCGCAATGTGTTCATGTATGCGCCGAACGGCAAGAAGGACGGCATCCAGATATTGCCAGTGTCTGAGGTGGCGGCCAAGGATGAGTTTTTCAGCATCAAGAACGTGACACGCGATGACATGCTTGCCGCGCACCGGGTACCGCCCCAGCTGCTAGGCCTGGTGCCGAACAATACGGGCGGTTTTGGGGCTGTGGAACCAGCGGCCAGGGTGTTTTCCATGAACGAGCTGGAACCGCTGCAGGCGCGGTTTAGAGAGTGTAACGAGTGGCTGGGCGAGGAGGTGATCCGCTTCACGCCTTATTCATTAGGTAATGAGGGAGGTAATACGAAATGAGTGATGTTGCGGATATGTCAGATAAAAATGTCGAGACGTTTATTGCTTCGGCGATTGCGCATGCGCGGGGCGGGGTGCGTATGCGGTGTACAGGGGCTTGCCGGTTTTGTGATGAGCCGGTGGCACCCGATACGCTGTTCTGTGATCGGGATTGCCGGGATGATTTTGAGCGTGAACAGCGGATTTTGCGGATATCTGGTAAGTAAGAAAAATTCTATTTAGCGGTGATCTTTCTTCTACCTTGCAAGATCGTTAAGATACTTACTTAATAGAGCGCATTGCACCTCGGTGCCGAGCAGCAACAAAGAAAATAAAGGCAATAAACAGTGAGGAAAAAACAACCACGACATTCATAGACTTACCATCGACAAAGGTGTCGTAAGTGCAGAATGCTGCAAATGCTAAAAACACAAAGCCACCGACTCGAAAAGCGAAGGGAGATAGGACGCCACCGCCCTGACGAACTCCTCTTCCGAAAAAAATTCGATATGCGATTGTTAGCCCAAAGATACCAACAAGTAGTGCGATAGTCATAGTAGCAATAATTGCTAAAGCAGCTTCAGCTCTTACGATGCAGAGCCACACGCCCACTGCACCTAGCGAAGCGAACGGGAGCGAAACAACCGCAAGCGCAACACCTGCCAATCGCTGCGACAGCCTAGAAGTTGATTGACCTTCCCACAT